TTAATTATACTTTTCTAAAGCTTCCTCCGAGGCCTCTATTTCCGCAATGTAAGAGGCGCCGCCCTCAAGTTCGGGCAGAAGGGTATCCGAGGGCCCCTCCAAAAGCGATACCCTGTTGAGGCCTCCGGGGTTATAAACATCCACGACAGGTCCTGTGAGTCCTGCCTTAAAAGCTGCTATAGCGCTCGCAGTCGAGCCGGTACCGCATGAAAGGGTGAGGTCCTCCACCCCCCTCTCATAGGTAAGCACTTCCAGCCCTTTATCGAAACTTCCTCTCGGAGAGACGAAGTTGATGTTCGATCCTTCAGGGAAAAGGTCAGTCCTCAGCCTTATCGACCGGCCGATCTTCCTGTAGAAGTCCTCTGAATTAAGTTTTTCCTTCTCAAAGATCACCGTATGGGGAACTCCTACCGTCAAAAAAGTGTAATTGAAACCATAGCCCTCGACAGAGGCCGGAACATCCAGAATAAGACCCGAGACGTCGACCGGAGACAGCTTGATCACGACCCTCGCGCCTTGTACGGCTGCCTCCACCCTGCCGCCAAGTGTCTCAAACGCCATTACGGGATCCTTTGCGATTCTCTTAAGAAATGCATATCTTGCAATGCACCTTGCACCGTTGCCGCACATCTCTCCCTCTGTGCCGTCGCGGTTGAAGAGTCTCATTTTGAAGTCGCATACCCCGGAAGGCTCGGCGACAAGTATTCCGTCAGCTCCAAGCGACTCTCTTCTTCTGCAGAGGGCTTTGGCATACCCCGACAAGATTTCCTTACTGTATTTAAGATCCATGTTGTCGATGATCAGAAAATCGTTTCCGTTGCCGTTCATTTTTGTGCAGAGGATCATCCGGCATCCGACCTCTCGTTTGGGTTTTTCCAACGGGAACTATTTTACACCAAATATGGCCGATTGTGGGAATCGGCTTCCTGTCTGACATTTCATCATTGCGGCCTTTCCAGCCTGCCTCCCCAAACCAACCCGTTGTTAATAATGTTGTTCTTTGAGCAAAATTATAGGAAGAACTTGAAATATTGTAACTAAGCAAGTATAATTCCATCCGATGCAGACGACGGGCGATTAACTCAGCGGTAGAGTGTCACCTTCACACGGTGGAAGTCGTTGGTTCGAACCCAATATCGCCCACCAAGCCAATAATCCACACGTTTCCATACACCCAAGAAACCCTGCCCACAGCAGGGTTTCTTGCTTTTTCAGCTAACCACAGATAACTATAAATAACCACTGTTATTCATTCAATACTGTATAATTATTTGTATAAATACGTCATACGGTCACAGTATTTTATACGGTGGAGGGGATATCATGGCTCTGACTGAGATCATCATAAAGAACGCGAAACCCAAAGAAAAACCATACAGCCTGTCAGATGGCCGTGGATTGATCCTCGACATCAGGCCTAACGGAAGCAAATATTGGATCGCACGCCTATGGATCGACGGAAAAGAAAAACGTAAAAGCCTGGGGATCTACCCTGGAGTCAGCTTAAAGGCTGCAAGAGATAAGAACTATGAGATTAGAAAAGAGGATAAAAGTGGCCCCTCCGGAGAATATTCTTTTAAGGAGCTTGCCTCTGAATGGTTTAACTCGGTAATCCTTCCTGATAAAAGCAAAAACTATGTTAGGACCGTAGAATTGAGGCTGAATAAATATCTGATCCCAGAATTTGGCAATAGAAAACTGAATGAAATTACTCCTAACTTAATCCTGCTTTTTTGCAGACAAATTGAAAAAGAAGGACTTATAGACACTTCACACAGATTACGCCAGTTTATGAAACAAATCTTTGATTATGCCATTACAACAGACAGGACTCTGGTCAATCCAGCAGCTGCCATATCAAAAGCGCTGCAGCCGCACCGCCAGAAACACTATGCAACAGTTGTTGAAAATGAAAATATTGGAGCCCTTATGCGCAGCGTCTATGCCTATCCTCAAAGATTAGTACGGTATCTGATGATAATGTCGGCCCTGACATTTGTCCGTCCAGTCGAAATTAGGCAGGCAGAGTGGAAAGAGTTTGATCTCAACAAGAAAGAATGGCGTATACCAGGCGAAAAGATGAAAGAGAAAAACGAGCATGTTGTTCCACTCTCAACTGAAGCTATAAGGGTATTGAAAGAACTCCAGTCAATATCAGGAAACAAGACCTGGCTCTTCCCTTCTCCACGCGGAGGCGGCAGGCATTTAAGCGATGGAGCCGTCCGCATGGCCTTAAGATCCATGGGGTATGAGAAGGAAGATATGACAGCCCACGGGTTCAGATCGATGGCCAGCACCATCTTGAATGAGTATGAATGGCCGGCTGACGTTGTCGAGCACCAGCTATCACATGTTGACAGAAATACTATAAGAAGAACTTACAACAGAGCTCAGTATATGACTCAGAGAACAGTCATGATGGAATGGTGGGGTAACTTTCTGATCGCTGTACGGGATGGAAAGGATGTACCGCTGAAACCGAATTTAAAGATATAGGCCAACAGGGGTTCGAATCCCCTAGGGGTTGCCAGAATAACTTGCTTGATTAAGCTCTAATACCGGTGTTTGTTTATCGGGGTTTTATGTTTTTATAGATTAGAAATAGCGTAAAAGTTGCAGTAAGTAATCTACACCCATTTTTTCTTTTGACCTTGCGTCAAGCTGACGTTCGTTAAATATAACAAAACCGTTGTCCTCATAAAAATCTCTTAATTTAACATTATCTTCACATTCGACATATACAATTTTTCCACCGGCAATCATGTGTATTTCCGAAGCCATATCACAAGCCATTTTAAGAAGCTCATCTCCGGTAATCAGTTTGCAATAGTCATTGGTAAAATTTTTACTCAACTGCGCAATCAGAGGTGCAGATATTTTATACGCTCTTATATCGCAATCGTAGTTGCCGAATTTATTGATTCTATCTTTCAATTTCCTGCTAATATTTTTGGCAGGTATTGTAAACTCCTTATAAGCAAGTGTAAAATAGCCTACCAAGACAACTTCGCCACGGTAAGACGTGAAGACTAAATGCGTCCTTGATATTGATTGTTTATCAAAAAGAATCGCTTTTTGCTTCAAAAAATACTCTACATCATTATTCAACGGTGACGAAAAAGAAGAGAGGATCTGCCCAGTCCTCTCTTCTTCAAGCTGTTTTAACATATCACTCAAAGATATAATCTTATACCCCTGAATCTGTTTGTCTGACATATTATTTGAAAAGGTCTTTAACCTTTTCTCCTTTCATTACCTCAACTGAGCGTGAAAACACAACTTTTTTTGCTTTCTTGCCCATTGCGTGCTCCAACGCAGCAACTAGCTTTTTACAGTCTGTTTTGTTTTTTACTCTTACGCTAGTATAAATACTGCTCGTTGCCATCGTAACACGCCTCCCCTCTTACTTATGGTCATAGTACAAAAATTCTTCACTATACGCAATATGTCTTTTTAGCTATTGTATACCAACTAAGATTACACACCGTTACCATATACAATCATAATTGGCTCTTAATTATATCACCTTAAAGAAAATCGAGACTCAGCCATTTCCACGCTTTTTTATCTATCATTCAAAACATATTAGAATCTAATAATATCATAAGTTATTCCTATTCCTATAACGCCCTCGCCGCTGTTAGCAAGCCCCCCGAAGATGCCAATCGCCCATCGTTTACGCTTTTCTATTGCAAGTTTTTTATCTAAAGCAATATTTTTATTCGCAAGAGATCCTACCTGCTCCTGCCATTCAGTACGTTCCTGCAGACGGTTCTTATTAAGACCATCAACAGCCGATATTAGTTTATCAATCTGAATATCTTTTGACGCCACGATGCCCTGTAATGCCTTAACTTCAGCGGATTGGGTATCTATAAGCTCTAAAGTGTCTCTGCCGTCTTCTAGTGGCACTAAATAGGCACTTTCAGTTACGATCGTTCCCGGTTCTGCCGTTTTGATTTTGCCTGGACTCCCTGTATTCGCCGATGCGGGCATTCCATGCAGCGGCAACAGCATCATTATCAAGATCAGTAATAGCTTTAACAGCTTTGCGTTTCGCATTGCGAACAACCTCCTCTTCCTGGAATCTTTGACTATTGATGTCCTTGATAAGCTCATCTATGCGTGCTGCGGATATATCTGCTGATATAGCTGCTGCTGGAAACTGGACCACGTGTCCGGGCTTCACTGTCCTGTGAGTGACATAGAAGAATGCAGCACCGACGGCTAAAGCTACGATCAGGATCAGCAGCGCCCATTTATTCCCGCGGATCCAGCTCTTGATTTCCATTATTCGTATTTCCATCAGAATCATCTCCCTGGAGATTATTCAAGTTATTTTGTGGGCCAAACGGATTGCTGCCGTAATAGCTGCCTTGCCCATACCGCTGCCACAGTATCTTGTCTATTAAGTCATCGGCCCATTTACGGCCTCTGGATAGCCCCACGAACAGCATCAGCAACGCCGTCACCGTCAAGGCGAGAAATATCCTTACTAACAGTTTCGCGGATTCTACGCGCCTCCTGTTTTGCCTGTTCAGCATGATTTTTCACCTTCTCCCTTTGTGTTTCGGTGTGAGCCGTTCCCTGCTCAATAACGCTGTTAGTCACATTCTGCGCGTTCTGCAAAGCCTCTGGCTTGCCGTAGACAGTTTTGTAAATCAGAACACCGCAAACAATTACAACAATTAGCGCGAATAATTTGATCCACTTTGACCTGTTCTCCATCGCGATCACTCTTTCTTTTTGTCGCCTCTGAATGCCTCGATCGTGGAACTGCCGAAGCCAGCCGTAATGACCGTGAACATATAAACCTTGTAAATCTCGCCTAGAATGGGCGGAATGTCCCTTCCGAAGAACTGACCGATCGTTTCCATTACGAGAAAATGGACGCACGACACCATGATAAGAGGCTTCTTCCAAGGGATGCCCCCCCACGTGAAAAAGAGGCGTACTAGGATATTTTTCTCGTTCAGCTTCACCGCGTTATCCTCCAACACAGGTACGCGATGATGACCCCATAAACGATCTGGACAAACCGTTCTCCGATTTTCCTGTATGCCCACGAATCGTTATCCTCATGCGGAGTCTCGACATGAGCAACGACCCGCTCAAAAGGGGCTCGTCTGATGGCACACTCGATTTTTATGGCTGAGATTTCGCTGTCCATCTCATCGAGCCGTTCGTCAACCTTGTCAACAAAATCGTTCAAGCACTTCTCCTGTCGCTTGTACTTCTCGTCGATCTTTTCATAAATCTTGTCAATCGACCGCTGTTTCTTCTCGCTGTCTAAGTCGAGCTTTGTGAAAATCTCTTTGCTTATAACTTGCAAAGATGCGTTCAATGTCGCTTGCATGGCAATTTCTAGCTGTTTGATGTCTACTTGCCTCATGTCTTCCATCCGATCACTCACGCTCCCCCCAGAAAGGAATCAACTCCGCGAGCTATCGCAAAGCAAAGTTTCTCGCGATAGTTCGTGTTCATAATATTTTTTGCCTCTGTCGGATTGCTCAAAAAACCAAGCTCTACAAGCGCGGATGGAATGTTCGGGGTTTCCCTTAGAACAGCAAAGTTCGCCTCTTTGTCGGGATCGCCGTCTGACATATCCTTATTTATTTTCATACTCGGGAACGCCCTCTGTACGGACTTAATAATCTCGGTCGCAAGCCTGTCGCTCTCATCCTGCCCGTAATACGTATAAACCTCAAATCCACTTGCATCTATTCTGACCGAACTGTTCGCATGAAAGCTCAGAAATACCAAAGGTAAAGGTCTGTGCCTTTCCGCGATACGCGCCCTTTCCGAAAGCTGAACATATTCATCACCTACCCTCGTGTACATGAGGTCGTATCCAAGCCCAGAAAGGTTCGCACCGATCCGCTGACCGTAAGCAAGGTTGACATCTTTTTCTCTGATGCCGTTCTGGAACGCGCCAGAATCCTTTCCCCCGTGTCCGAAGTCAAGGCAGATAAGTTTCTGGGGTTGCTTAGACACTGGCAAGGGGTCGACAGCGACCGCAGACCCAAGGAGTTCTGTGAGAATTTTCTGCCGTTCGTCCGACAGATACCTTTTGTCAATAGCGTATTCGTAAGCAAACATTATTTTGCGCTCCCACCCATCGCCGAATATCTGAGGCGCGAGGGCTATCGCGTTGCTTACCAGACGCGAGAAGTAAGCCCTGTCCGTTGCCCAAGCTCCCCACTTGCCCTCAAAAAGCCCGTCAAAATATCCGAAGAAGTTGTCCCTCTTGAGATAACACTTCGGATAGCTTGAGGTTATCTTCAGCACGTAGTTCTCCATAAATTCCTCGATAGTCGCGTAATTGCAGAAAAGGCTCATGCGGTTCACCTTCGTGCCGTCAGAATTCTGCTCCCATGAAACCTTTGGGTAGACCGCGCCGTTCCACTCGTTCCAAACCTTCAGCCCCGCGCAATTGTTCGCTTTCGTGCAAAGTTCGGTTGCCCACTCTTTCCCTTTTTCGCGGGACTCCCAATTGCACTGGACAAGCACCGCAAACGGGTTTATTAACTTGCTGTGTTTTTTTGCCTTTTCATAAAATGTAGCGTTGTCCATCCCTTCACCCTCATGTCAGAACTCTCCGCCGAAAAACACTTCATTCGCCTTTGCCAACAGACTCGTTATAGCTTCTGCAATTTTCGCAAGCATTTTATTCATTCGCCCCGCTGTCGATGTAACAGGCGAGCGCGATAGCGATTACGCCGATAATCGCAAGGACAACTAGGCACATCATCGAGACCCCTCCATTCATATAAAAAATGCCCCTCTGTGAAAAGTCGCGAAAGGGGCAAAATCTACATCTACAGGCTAAACATCTAATTGCTCCATCATCTCTTCTAATTCGTTTATTCTTGCTCGCCATGACGGAGGTGCTTTTAGCCCTGCTCCGTTGTAAGTATTTAGCCATAACGGGCTTGTCCAGTGGCCCGTCTCGACAGCGGACTGAACCGTGACGGCGAAGGCGTTGATGTGTCGAAACCCTTTTGCTAACTTGTAAAAAGTCAGAACATCCATTTAACCACCGCCAACCAAAACAAAATGGACAGGAGGATAACCCCTGTCCATGCGTATAGTTTTATTAGGCAATATTACCACTGTCCCGGCTCTAACGTTCCGTACTGACGAAAGTCTTCCAGTGTGTCGCTTTTGAGTTGTGCATCGCCAACCATGCGCATGATTTCGGCGTACTTCTGCGTCTGCACCGTCTCGGTAAAATCATTGCCATATTTCACCATGTCACGCATGGCAATGATTGCCTGTGCCATGTCCTGATGAAGAGATTCGAGTATTGCGAGGTTTTCAGATACAGTCATTGTGATAATCCTCCTAAACTGAGAAATATTCTGCGCTGGGCGATACCCACGGATTGGTATTGTTTAGGGTTTCCAGTTCTAAGCAACACCCTACCGTAGAATCCGCTTTTGTGGCCTGTAAATTATTCCCATTAACCGATAGCACCACCGACTCATATCCACCGAGCGCCCCGCTTGCTCCCCATTGAGCGGCTATAACAAACGTGAGGCTGGGGTAAATAATATATTTCGCTACTCCGCAGACATTACTCCCTATGCCTTTTGAGGTATAAATTGTCAATATCGCTGGACGTGCCCCATTAGTCGCAAACCGAGACAGTATTGTAACGGTAGCCGTGGTTGCGGGTGGGATCTCCCCAATCCATCGGCTGGCAGTTGTACCTAGCCCAACCATTTTCAGAGGGCCGCCGAACCAAGCACTCTTTGCTACCGCAAGCCCCCCAGCACTCTTCAGCGGAGCTGCCGTTGGGCTGGTCGCATCGTTGGTGCTGGTTGTGGCGAATGTAGTCTGAGCATCAGGCAGATAACCAAGGTTAATCTTGCCTAACGCATCAGCCTTCGGAATCTTATTCGCCGCCGCTGTTACTGCAACATCTGAGGAATCTAGTTTCAATGCCAGCGCATCAAATACCGCTCCCTGAGAAGGGGCAAGCCCTGTCTCGTCTTCGGTTATCGCATCGGAAACCGTTACAGGATTCAGCAAAGCCCAGTTCGTGCCGTCATAAGTAAGCAGATATATACCGTTTGCAACAATGGCATTAGTCGGGATCGCCGCGCCGTTATACTGTATTGCCTTTGCTCCCGTGCTGTTCACGTTTAAAGTTGCTCCGCTCGCGCTGTTTCCGTTGGTGAATTTGACGGCGATAAGGCACCCGGCTTCAAGTGCGAAATTCGTAAAAGATGCAACCTTCGCCGCTGTTCCCGCTGCTGTTGAACAGGTTAAAAAGTTGGCAAACAGGAGTTTCAGCTTTTTGTCTATCTCGGTCATGTTCCAGTTGACATCAACGTCCCAGTTCAAGTCTCCCGCATCATGCTTTCTCAGACCGTAATTCGCCGTTGTCGATAGTGCCATTGTTCACCGCCTCCATTCTTCGCTTGATGAATTCATATCCCTGCTCGACCGTGCTGTCATAATCTGACGCGGGCGGAATGATATAAATGTTCTTTCTGCCAACGCCGATGTCCCTCTGAAGCTGTACACTCGTTTGGCAGAAATTCCCGTTGTCAGCCCACCGCCTCACAACAAAATGATGACCCTTGCGCAATTGTGCGTAACACCTTAGTAATATCACTTTTCGCTGTTCATCATTAAACGAACTTAAAACACCGAAGAAAGCCACGTGCGTAAGGAACGCCAAAGCTCCTTCATTCGTGACAATGTCTTCCTGCTCCAAGAGGTCAAGATAATCAATAATTCCTTTATGCGCTTCATCGGTTTTTCCCTCCCATTTCCTGCCTCTGAAAACCCTATCAAGCCCTACTCCAAAGATGGGCTTGAACACCATTTCTGACGGATCAATTACGACTCTGAGGTCTGGGAAATCCAGCCCCAGTTTTCTCGCGATCTCAGCCTTTCCGCAGTTGCAAGCCCCACATATATAAATACTCATGTCTTCCCTCCTTAATATCCGTAAGGCTGTCTGCCGTATGCGCCCCTGCCGAATCCTGGGACATTTTCCTCGACTCCCGTAACGTAGACCTGTGTGGTCGGCGCGCCCGCAAGAAGTGTTTCCCCCTTTGATGACCGAACGGTCGCCTTGTACCACACAAAAGTCCAAAGCTGATTTTCGATATAGGAATAATCAAAGGAAGTCACCCCGCCCTCTATCTCTGCCAAGAGGGCAAAATTCGTGCCGCTGTAGCTCCGATATATTTTTACATAGGTCGCCTCGGCAGGGATGCCGTTCAGCCTCAGCGTGATTTTAGCCTCGCCCGTGCTTGTATGCTCAAGAGTAAGAAGCGATATCGCAACCGCTCCCGATGGGGCGTTCGATACGTTCGGCGCATTTGAAGGGACGAAATCCTCGATATAGACAGTCGGGAACTCCTCTACATAACCCTCTGGGTGAAACGCCGACCGCTTGTATTCGATTGCTTTTGCCCTGTACCTGTTTAGTTCGGTTTCGTCAAACCCTACAAGCATCCATTCACGGTTATTGAGGAATGGATCTTCGGAACTGACGGTTGTAATGACAGAACTCGGCGACAAATCCCAGAGCATAGGTTTCATGTCGAACTCAAGCCATTTGCTCGCTTGCGCCCAGTGGGCATGATACCAACCTAATTCCCATGCCTTCACCTGTGTTGTGATTCCGTAGAGGACAATCGTCTTTTCATTCACGACCCCTGCTTTCTGCTGAAGAACAATATCTTCAAGTACAATGTCCTGTGCTGTTGATTCAACGGCACTGTCCACATACTTAATTACGAAACGGTTAGGAATGTTTTGCATTGATGTGTCGCCATAATTGGCGTTGTCAGCCATCGTCATCATGTCCACGACACGGGTATTCAGAGCGGGAATTTCCTCGTCAAATACGCAAGCCAGTTTCCCGCCGTATTCCCCAAGGAGCAACCTCCCAGACTTGCACATATCGTGGATCACAGTTTCAAAATTCGACACGGCGCAGTAAGCGCGATTGAACGTGTATCCGTACTCATCACACTTTGCCGATGCCTCCGTAAAACTGACCTCATCAATATAGTCTGTGCCGATCCCCAAGCTGACCTCCCTGTTTTCCAACAACCAAAGCAGAGCCTCCGCTGGATTGGAAGGACCTCCTGTAACCATCGCCGTTACTGTTGGCTTGACCATTGTTCCGTCAACATCACGGACATGGACAACCAAGAGGGACGTTCCGTATGACTCGACCGCTTCGCTCTGCACCGCCAAATCTTCCAGTTCCACGGAATCGAGGTAAAGCTGACCCTCGTTGGATGCGGAAATCAGTTCAACCTTAACCTTGAATGTTCCTTTATAGGGCAGATTAACCTCATAAACGCTCTCCTGAGTTCCTGCGACATTTATTGTTTCAGAATCTTTCCCCGCCTCTACGGTCTGGGTTGCGGTCTTAAAAACAGAGCCATTGAAAAGCACGATTTCTGGACTTCCCGAAACTTCCGTGCTGTAGAAAACCGTAACCTTAAACGCTTGTGTCGAACCTCCCTCTTTGAACTGGTGGATAAGTCGCACGGTGCATACAATTGGGAAGGAAATATACGCATCGTGTGTGGCTTGTAGGTTGTAACTTTCAGCAGGGACATCAGCTGTTGCCTCTTTCTGAAAAACATGCTTACCTTCTGATTTCCAATAAATATTGCAACCCCTGCCGATGGGGTAAAATCTGCACCAATCGTGATCGCGGTCATAAAGGTCAGGATTTGCCGTATATCGTGAGAACCGAGACAATAGAGTATCATTCAGCCAGACCGCTCCGACAGCAGTTTCATAATCTGGATCAAGGGAACTCCAATCTTCTCCTACAGCACAGACGAGCCACATATCTTGATACTGATCTCCTTCTAGCCGGTAATGAATTACAGGCATCGTTGAACGTGCCGTGCCGAACACCAACGGAATGGGGGTCTGAGAACTGGTCGGGTGCGCCCAAGGTCCTCCGCCAACTCCGGGGTCTGAAAATGCTGATTGCGGAGAACTGGAAGAACTGTAATCTTTATATGTCAGCCAAGAATATATCGCCGCTCCGACAAATAGCCATCCGAGCAAGCCTGAGAACATCCCCGCTATTGCCAAGTCAACACCCCCTTAAAATACCGCATAAACCTATCTGCTTTTGCCTCGACAAAAGCGATGCTCCCAGCATGGACAAAAGTATCGTCGCTTGTGAATATCCCCAGATGTTCTTTCCCGCGTATCTCAAATATCCCAAAATCCCCGCGCTTTGGTTCACGTCCAACTATCGTCCACCCCGAAAGTTTTGCTAGGTCATCCATGCTCCAAGCAAACCAGTTTTTAGGAATGATGTCATCCCATCCATACGAAAAAGAGGCAAGGTGAATACACGTCACACCCTGCCTCCATTCTGCTCTTGCAACTGGTTTTCCGACCCAAGACCTTGCACGAGCAACAATCTCATCTTCCGAATATGGGCAAATGAATTTCATCGCCACATGATCCTGCGCTGTCTCGCCGCGACCCATGGGAAGCCTCCGAACTTAAGAACATTTGTTTTACTGATGCAATCTGTCCTTGTCTTAGTACATATTCCGGACGCACCTAAGTATCCGCATCTTTTACCTTTAAAAACGTGGGAGCATCCCATATTCATCAGCCGTTTTGGGAACGATGCCCCTACATCAATTAAAGTCTTACTGACGGTGAAAAGTATCCCCTTCTGGTCTGGCGAATAATTCCAATCTTGGATATAGCCGTCAAGCAGAACGATGTCAGAGCCTCTTTCATTCACATGGTCTGGAAATATCCTTCGCAAAACGCACCTTGACCCGCGGAAGTCCGTTCCGCTTGCAAGCATTGTGCGGATCAGGTCTGTCTGGGTTTCTGGCAACGTAATTTTGGTCATCTTGCTTATATTTGATAGTTCGACCCTAATGCCCTCTCTGGCAAATGGGTATGGAATATAATTAACATCCTTGTATTGCAAACTTAAATTTACAAGGGATTCCCCGCCGCCAGAGGGTTCATCACTCCAACCCTCGTTAATCATTGCGTTAGTCTTGCCGATTATCATTTTGCCAGAGTAATCCCTGATAGCCCACTTACTGCCGTTAATGTCTGAACTTGACATCCCCCCAAGTAAAACGTGTCCCCAATCAAGGTCATAAATTTCCGTCAGGTCGCTTGATTTAAGGGCATAGTATTTTTCCTCATGCAGGGTGTCCGCACTCATCTGCACAAACGAAATATCGCCGTCTGCAAGCGCGCTGAGACAAACCATCTGATTCGCAAAATCATCTACAAGTATCTTGTGGAAGCTGAAGGGTAGAACAATTTTTCTTGACATTGTGCTTCCAATAGTTGTTGATGCGTTGAAATAATAAATGGTCAAATTGGAGCCATTGTATGTCACAAGAGATGCAACTCCATATTCAGAAGTTACCAATACTGAACAAGGTGAAAAGTCCACCACTTCAGACGATATTGTTTTTATGAATACATCTTCCTCAACTCCGCTATATCTAGCAACTATAGTTCCTGTTGTACATGCGAATGTCTTTACAAAATTATCTTGATTGTTGTCTGTATAGAAATCAAGGTTATAATCGTATCTTCTCTCCGATTTAAGACAGACAGATGGACAGCAAAAAATTGCAGGACTGGCGGAGGTATGTAAATTTACCTTGTGTGAATATGCCCCTGTATCCTTTCTGAAGTGGTACGCCATGATCCAATTATGAGGACCATCAGCACTAGATGAAGTATAGGATTCCAACAAAAAACAAATAGTTTCAGATGTTTCGCCAACTGCCCTGACTGAAATATGTGAAGGTTGTGGTGGTCTGGATGAATACCATGAAATATGCGAAAGAGTTGACGAATACTGTTTAGTTTTAGACAACAACAAGGCTTTAAAATCTTCTTTTACATTACACAACATCGCGTCTTGAATACTAACCATATAATGTTCGGAAAATGCGTTCGTAGACCCTGTTGAATAAATCTGCCAAGTGAACAATGTATCTTTATATGCAAAAAAGTATTGTTGCGCCCAATTTGAATCTCTTTTATTCGTAGCAGGGAATATCGTCGAGTCCGTCCAATCTGCGCTTTCGTCATACCCCCAAATCCAAAGAACTTCCTGTGAAGTTTTACTGTAGCAAAGAAGCATCGCGGCTCGGCTATCGTTTTTCGTCCTTGCGCTTCGGTAACTTTGCAAAACATAAAGTTCCCTGTCATCAGAATAGCCTACCATTTCCGGTAAATAATACCCTGATAAGGCGAAAGGACCAGAATATGCACTGGTAACACCAGTTATCGTCATTGTACTGTAAGATACGGTGTAGATATACCATAAAGACCCGACAGTACCAAAAATCTTAAAACTGTTATCTGAACATGAACAAACTCCTGTGATTGTAAGATTCTCTGGATATGCGTAGCCAGACGGTTTAGTTACCGTGCCAGTTATCTTTTTTTCCGTTCCCGCAATCAAGTATTCACCGCCGTGGTCAAGTGCCTCTGGTATAACAAAATTCCCTGCGGTCTTTAAGGAGAAGCCCCTGTTTATATTCAACAAAAAACGCATGGTTTGCCATTCGTCAGATTCAAGAGCGTAGTAAAGGTTATTGTCTGTCTGGTCTATCCACATAACACCAGCAGAATTATATTTACGAGAAAAAAACAAATGTACTTCTGAGGCAGACCTGTAGCTTGCAGAAGCAATCTGCACATAACCGCTTGAACTCACAACATTTGTTGCCGTTGTCAATGGGGCTTGCTCACTTACCATTTCTGTTTTTTTAACGTAAATATTATTACTTGTACAAAACAAGCTATATACACTATCAGGGACTTCTTGAAAGGTTTTGATCTGAGAGAATCCAGAACTTATAGGATTCGATGTTGCTGTTGCGCTAGACAGCGAAGAACTGTTTACTTCTGCATATAAAACTCCGAAGCGGGGAGAATCGCCCTTTGCAAATATCGCTACTATTCTAGAATTAACCGAATCCCAAAATGCCCCCTTTAAGCCAAAATAGCCTGACCAACTGCTTGTAAGGCTGTTATGTATTCCCGCATTATTATCAAAGATCAGCAAGTAAAAAACATTATATTGCTGAAACGCCGTAAAGGTATAGGCAATATTGCCCCCGCTCAGATAAATATTTCCAGAATATGTAGTGGATGCAGAATACTTTGACCCACTACCCCCGCCTGTGCTGGTTTTATCACTCAACTCCGTTACATCTATAGTGTCCCCGACTACAACCGTATAATCTTCCCTAAGATCAAACACTGTTTTATTGTTTAGTACATCGGCAGAATTTATTAAATTCCACCACTCATCGCCAATCTGCATTTCAAGCGTTTCGGCAACCTTGACCCCGCTCTTGCCTAGGTCAAGGGCTACCGCATCAGAAATAAAATCACTCTTATTCATTACTACACCCCCGAAACCTCTATCTCCAACGGATGCGCCTCACTGATAAGAAATGAGCAGCTCCAGTGTGTTTTGGATATACGCTGGAAGAGCAGCGAGGAGGAACTGAAACGGACATAATAAGTTGATCCGTCTGTCGGGTTGACCCATTTAAACGGAATGACACGTCCTTTGTGATTCTCCCAGAACGTTTTCATAGTTGTTACTTCTGTACCGGTCATAGCATGGATGGTCAATGACCATGAGTTCCCAAGGAAAGCATCAACGTACAGCCATTGGGACAATCGCGATGGAGATGTAAATTCCACCGCTATATCCTCCTGGTTGACTTCAAGAACCGAGTATGAGGGTATGCTTATCGTTGCCAATTCGGCAGCGTTATATTTTGTAATTGCCGGTACTGTCATCGTACTGCACCTCCAAATGCCAAACTGCCGCGCTCGATCCGCTGCCTCAATACATGGTTTGTTACGATCTGAGATCCGGGATACTTGGTCATTGCCTCATATGTGACCTGTTCCAGGTCCCCTTTATCCAGGACATTTATAATTACCGGAGATGACGCTTCACCGCTTGCAATAACCCCGAGCTCTCCCTTGCCGTTGCGTTTAAGTTTGAAGACTCCTTCCGGTCCAGCTTCACCCATTAATCCGATTCCACCAGCATGAGGAAAAAGGGTCGGACCGTTGACGATCCCTCCGGAAGCAAACGCAGTTACCCCGGTTTGATCAAAGACGCCGCCGTCTCCAAAGATACCCAGGCAGCCGATAATAGGGCCTAAAATTCCGCCTGTACCAGACGACCCGAACAGCATTTTCATAATAAATGCCTTCGCTATAACGGCACCAATATCCGCAAGTACTTTATTGAGTGCGTCGCTGAGAGATTCAGATCCGCGGATCGCCGACACAAAAGCATCTCCAATCGCATTAGGTACAAGTGCTATTGACTGACGCATGTCATCCCAGGCAGCTTTAACCTGGCTGGCAGTGGTTGCAAGTGCCGAAGCCTGGCCAAGCCTGAACGCTTCCAGTTCGTCTCTGGCCATTTTTACAATCGCAGGGTATTCGGCAAATTTGTCCATTATATTGATAAGCAGCGATTCATACTCAGCTCCGGTAATTGTTCCTGCCTCCATCTGAGCCTTGAATGAATCAATGGACTTTGCGGCGATATCTCCGCCTTTGTTTTGAATTTCAGCGAATGCCTCTTTCATTGGCTCGCTCCAGTTGGCAATATTGGACATGTCACTGCCAATCTTTTCAAGCTCGCCCCTTAGCTCAATAAATCTGTCTTTAAGAAGCGACAAATATTCTTCATCGCCCAACAGACCCATGGAATTTTCCCATCCCATATCCTCATAGAATTTTGCTTCTCCCTGGGCTACGGCATCTGTTATTTCAAGAGAAAGCTGCTTTTGGGCTTCCATTCGCTCTATTGCAAAAGCGACCTCTTCACCGGCTTTCCTGGCCGCTTTAGCAAGAGCTTCCTCAGCTTCTCTTGCCTTCTTTGCAGCATCGGCTGCAGAAGATTTCCCTTTTTTTGTGCTTACTCCGGATCCGGCCAGTGTCTCAACTTTTTTTGTCTTCGGCAATGACGAAAGAAAAGAATCAAGATTAAAGGCTTTTAAGTCTTCACCCGCTGCAGCTTTTTTTATTCTTTCCTGCAGATCTCCTATCCCTGTGCTGTCCTGCCCTGGGACGTATGGAGTATAGGTTGGCTTATTTCTGTTGACATATTTATTTAGATTTTTGCCTAACATGTATCCGGTCCCGATAGTTGCTGCGCCGACAAGGAGAGCTGCTCCGACAGGGTTGGTTACCAGAGCCGCTTCTAGAGCAGCCAGTGCTTTTATTGCGCTTCCCACGATCGCAATGTATGACCCGATAGCGAAGGTTCCTGCAACAAAACCAGCGGTCAAGAGCCCTATTTCCACTTTGCTCTGGTCTACCTCAAGGTTCATGTTATCCAGGGCTTTGCTCAGTTTTGGCATATGTTTTTCTGCAACTTTCAAAATGGCAGTTCCAAGAGGTTCCAGCGTTAGCGAGACCTGATTCTTCAAGCGTCCCATTTTTTCTTCAAAGCTGTCGGTCTCCTGTGCTGTTCGTGCGATTTGTCCTTCTGCTGACATGAGGGCTTTTACAAGTTCGTCTACTTCGAAACGCCCCTCACGGATCGCGGCTGCCATATCTGCGCCCGCCCTGCTGCCGAAAGTTTCAATAGCAATAGCGGCTGCTTCTCCGCCCGTCTTTGCGCTTTTTATCGCTTCAATACTTGCCTTTAATGCTCCGGGAAGATCGGTCGCGCCGGCTTTCGCAAGTTTCCCCAGGGCTATCCTGAGCGATCCCATTACAAGTTCTGTATTGACGCCGGCCCTTTCAAATGCGGCAAGTGTGGCAATTGTGCTGTCAACATCAAAACCCATCTGCCTTAACGCTGAGCCATATTTATATACGTGTGTGGAAAGAGTTGTCATAGCCACGCCGGTTTTTTGTGAAGCGAGGAAGATCTTATCGAGGAATCCCGAACTGTTGTCCAGAGAAACGCCCCAGTCGTTCATTGCCTTGGTCGATTCTGCAACGACAGAACTTACATCTTCACCGAGCAGCCTGCTAGCATCAAGAGCCTGAACAGACAGAGCCTCAAGAGTTTTTCCTGTAGCCCCTGTCCTTGTATTAAAATCGGCAATGACCTTGGATGTTTCGGCCATGCTCTGAGGAACAGATTTAGCAACAGATCTGAATGACTGCTCAAGTCTTTTTAGATTCTGTCCGGTGGCACCTGTCCCTGCCGCTATGACGTCAACGGCATTGTCATAATCCAGAGCAATCTTTGTAGCTATCCCGCTGATCGCAATAAGGGGGGCAGACAGCTTGGTAATAGTACCGGATAAATTCTGCATTCTCTTTCCGGTACGCTCGATGACATTCCCCATCTTTTTGAAATTTTTCTCAGCTTCAGAAATATCCGCACCGAAAACATACTGCAGCTTGCGCTTTGCCGCCATGTCCGCACCTCCTTCAAATAAAGCCGAACGCTGCCCCCTGACAGAGGCAGCGCCTATTTGATCCTGTTTCTTTTTTTGCTTCTGATTCTTTCCTTTGCTATCTCATAAGCTTCCCGGTTCCCCAATGGCCTCATGAGTTTCTCATCCCAAACTCCGACCATGTCCTGTACAGACGGGGCTTTCTTAACCCAACAGCTCATCAGCCACTGTGCAAACTGGGCTTGTTTTTGCATTTCAAGATAATCTTTATATCTGCGTGCGATGATCAGGTCATTAAGCTCACCGATAGTGACGCGCCAAAGATCCTCATGACTTAGTTCCAGAGGACCCAGAGCAAACAGCAGATACTGCTGAAACCCCAGCTCCGTGTCCTCCGGTGTTAGTTTTTTTCTTCTTCGTTTTCCTCTTCCGGTACTCTGACTTTACTTTCTACAGATCGGCAGAGCTCGTCGAACATTTCGGGGAGGAATTCATAGATCGGGGTAGTGTCAGGCTCATCAAGCAGCATTGCTATCTTATCTTTGCCGGGGATCTGCTTTTTCTGATTATGGAGTATGCCGGCCCAAAGAAGCGAAACAATGTCGCTGTATGATATGTCGCCTGTTGCCGCCCTCAGGCCGTTGTCTCTGATAAAGGATGATATCGTTCGTCCGGGCATGGACTCTTCCAGCCTTTTACAGGCCCAGAAGGGATACCTTACTTCATACTCTTCTCCTGCCAGGCGTATAAACAAACTTATTCACCTCCGGTCAAAGCAGTCTCTGTCAGTGCCGTAACAATGCCGTCCCCTGTTTCTCCCGTCTTGAGAGATGCGGTAACAAGCGCAGAGGCATCAGCGTGCGCGTTCAGGGCAATAACCAGCCCTGCTGCTGTGGTTACGATGTCTGATGTCGCATCTGTCCCCAGATTAACTGTAATGACCTTGTTGGTGACGCTGATCGACATCGAGGCGCTTGCTGAGGCAGGATCCACCAGTTTGATTTTGATGTCATTGCCGGCAGTCCCTGCTGCTTTAGCAACAAGTGTTATGTCGTTGTTGTCTCCCGTCAGCGAAGTGGTAAGTGATGCGAACTTTCCCTGGACAGTTCTTGATACAGGGCCGGTTCCCTGGAATGTAACAGCGGATCCTACGGCATCTTCTGTTGCACCAGAGAAATTCCATCCCGTGATCATCGCTGTAAAGGAATATACTTTCTTTCCGCTGCCAACTCCCTGAGGGTAGTAGTAAAACTTGATCGGCGTCCCTTCCCAGATGCCATCTTCAAGCACCTCTGCAACGGGATCATCCGGATCGTAAAAGACGTTGCAGCTTCCATCGGCAACAGCCTGTCCAACCAAAAACTCCTTCCAGTCAGATTCTATCGAGGAAACATCGATCGTTCCGCGCGTTGTATTGAGAGCCCAGTCCTTAAGCGCCGGCAGAAGCGTCGGCACACCTGCAATTTCAATATATACCCGGCTGCCTCTTGCTGCAATTTTCGCCATTCCTTACAACCACCTTTCTAAATATTGTCGTAGGTTCGAAATGTCATAACGAGGTGGGGCATGGAAGATTCTTCATCAATAATGAAGACGCTTTCGTCCAGGAAGTAATCCCTTGAAAGCGTCTTCATTTTTGCCTCTATCAGTGCCTCAAACTCGCAGCATTTCTTTTTACCAACGAAACTTGGATCTGTCCATAGATGAATGTCAATAAAACTTTTTCTTTCTGAGTCGTCCATAAGGCGCCCTTCATGCCGTCTTATCTGGTCGACGACTATATATGGACAGACAGCATCTTTATGCGCTTTCAGATCGTAAATCTCCGTAATGCCCGGAATACCTTTCAGGGCATTGTCAATTTCAATGATAATGTCCAAAGAGCTCAAGGCATCACCTCTTTCAGCACTTTCCCCATCCTCTCTTCTACAACATCCTCTGTTTTTTCAACAGCAGGGCGAAGAAAAGGATCTGCACTGCGTGACTTTGTTCCATATTCCACGGCAAAAGCATAATACTCCTTTTGCCCTTCTCTCTTTCTTTTACGCTGGGGCTGCGGATAATCACAAAATACCGCTCCCCATGTAACATTTTTACTTCTCTTGGTTTTTATGGATCGCTTTAGTCTTCCTGTATCGATCGGAACATTGCGTCTTGCCTCTTCCGCCACGATCATAATGCAATCATCGACCGCCTTTTGTGCTGCATCTTTTAACCTGCCTCCTTCAGCGGCCCTTCTTAATTCTTCAAGCGCTTCCTTTTCTCCTTTACAGACAATAACTTTAGTCATTTCGACACACGCATTCTGCTATAAGGAGTCCTATTTCATGGTCAGGAATAAGCCCTCTGACATCAAGTTTTATATCTCGCCAGTGAAGAATGTCGCCATACTGCAAAGGCTCTTCATCTGTTAAAACAACACGAACTTCGTGTGTTCTTACCTCTGAATCCTTCATCGCAAAAAATTTATCATCACTGGTGATCACCGTCACAATTGCCCAAAGGTGACAAATAAACACTTCGTTCTCTTCCCTGCCTCCTCCGGAAGATCGTACTGAGGTCTTGCGATATACTTTGATTAATTCTTTTAGAGCCTGATCATTCTGGCTGATTTCCTTACATATAAGCGTTGTGATCTCACGGTCCGTATGATAAACGTGAAGCACTTTATATATTTTTGTCCCGACAAATATCTGATAATTCATCTGCACATCATCTCTATATCTAATGTTGACAGTGTGGGTCAGAACGGAAGAAAAACCCCCATTCTGCAGATCTGACGTAGTTTTTGGTTTACCAAACTCCGCCCAGACAGTACAAAGATCAGTCAATACTTTTTGCGGGGGATTTCCCTCGTTCTCTAAGTCTTCGACTGTTTTTAAATACCGAATTGTTATACGCTGATCAAGTTTTCCAGGGTTCATACATAGTCACCGCAGCCTTCAATATGCGTCAGGATGGCGTCCACGGTATGCTGTATGCCAGTTGATGCTACTGCTGTAACTATTTCGCGATTTTCATACCAGTGTGCAACCATAAGTTTTATGCACTGTTGGTAAAGGACATCTTCTGCAAGCGGCCCATAAACCTTCACTCCATCCTCGCCGGTACTCAAATAGACCTGATTCTTGCTCAACTTTCCGGATATGTACTTATCAGCGGCCAACATCTGCGCTTCAATCAGGCTGTCTTCATTGTCTGAGTCCACCCGCAGATATATCTTCATGTCTTCGATACTAAGAGGCATTTGCCACTCTCCTTTCTAAAAAAGAAGAAGAAGGGCAAATGCCCTTCCTCTTTTAGTCTCCCACAGTTACCGTACAGGTGAAACTTCCCACTCCGGTTACAAATGTGATAACAACGTCTCCGTTTTCCTGCGCGGAGAAATACTCCTTCTTCAGGGTAACTACGCCGGCAGCCACAGTGTAATCGGTATCCTTGGTCAAAACAGCGCTGCCGTTTTTGACCTGGATCAGATCTGTTGTCCCTGTGATCGTAACTGCTATGTCATCCGCAGCCGCCTTGCTGAAGGTGTCAGTTGTTGGAGAGGTGTCTACCACCGATATCTCGACTTCAAAATCTCCGACATTCGTAACCAAAGTGAAAGTCTTATCTCCTGCAGTCAGCGTGCCGAGATAAGTACCCTTAATTGTCAGCCTGTCTGTTGCATCGGAATAAGTGTAATTCTCCGCATTTACAGTTGACACTCCGTTTTTAAGGGCAGTAAGCGTCACCTTTCCCCCTGTTACCGTGAACACTGCGTCAGTCGGGTCATCTTTACTGACAGCAGCAAAGTCAGGGCTCACGGTTACGCCGATTTTTTTAGGTATACGAATGGCGCTGTCGAAATAGGCTTACCATCGATTATGGCATACGCCATATAATCGGTTATCCGAGATTTGATATGATCCTCCGTGTACATTGTCACGTTTTCCTGGGCGTTTATCTTGTACCCGCGTGCTACGTTTGCAAGGACCATTCCGTCTGCCGGAGCCGCATCTTCCTCATAAACGACCTTCCCGAACATCATTCCCACTCCGCCGTTGATCGGATTTGCGATGAAGTAAGGCCTCTTTGATTCATCCAGGACATTGGCGAGATAGTTCCAGATAAAATCGTTTTTGGCAAAAATGGCCGCGCCGCTGGCGTACCCTGACTTCATTTTCGCCATCATTGCCGTCAACTTGGCGTAGTTAATGGGATCTGATGTCGGAGTCCATGTGATTACCTGCGGAGTAAGGCTCTCTGCCTCAAGCGCAGTCACAATACCCAGAGGTTCTGATTTCCAGACGTCATCTTCGCCGGCTTTGCCTTTACCGCTAAAAATCGCCGTGGCAAGCGCGTCTCCCATTTTCAGGGCAAGGTTGTCGCGAAGATAGACCAAAAACGCATCGATCGACATCTTCTTGAGTTTCCAGCTTACAGGAACGCACTTTGCAAGCTCCCAGCCATCCAGTTCAATGGAGACAGTTGCAACATTTCCGTCCGTGACCGGAGTGTCTTCGTCATACCATGCCGCATCTGAGCCGGTACCGTTTTCTTTCGGGTATTCGATCTTACCCTTTACGTTGGTCATGTTTACAAGAGAGAGAACCGGGTGTATCTTGGCCGCTTCCTTCCATATATCTTCAACCAAGGTAGTGGGTATCATTACCTGATGATCAGAACTTGTCTGCGCCGCGTTGTTGATACCGGGGTTAATGAGGTCAAATACCCTCTGCTCTTCCGCATCAAGAGACTGTCCCATCATCGCCCTAGCGAAAGCAGTACGGTAAAGCTTCTCTTCATCCGCAGGAGCTGATATGCCGGGAACCGTTTTCTTTATCCCGTTATTTGCAGGGGTGCTTTTGTCCTCGATATTGATAACAGTCCTGTCCTTAAGCGCGTTCATATCAGCGCGCACCTTTACTTCCTCCTCGAAACTTGCATCCAGGGCCTCTATCTGTCCCCTGACCTCTTTTGCCTGTTCCAGATCCCCGTCGTCAATTGCCTTGTTGGCCACTGACATCAATTCATCGCGCTTTGCTTTATACTGCTCTTTGGTCAATTTACATCGCCTTCCTTTCTCATATTTAACAGCCGGATACGCTCCGTCTCCAAAGCCAGTTCAACTGCATCCTTGACAGCTTGTGGAGCACTGCTGATTTTGCCCTTTCCCACAGCAAACGCCGCGGGTTTGACGCTTGCCTCCGTAACCTCAATATCGAAATACTGAGATGCCTCTTTCGCCGTAAGCCATGTCTCTTCTTCCGCTATGGTTCTTATTTGGTCAATGCTGATTCCGCTTCTCATTTTCCCTTCATATACGGTAAGGATCCCCTCATCGCATTTTTCAAGCAGCTCAGCATATCTGATAAAATCTTCAGAATTTCCTATTGCGATGGACCATGCTTTATGGATCATGAGGAACGTATTCTTTGGCATGACGACTTTATTGCAGCACAGGGCAATGACACTTGCCGAGCTGGCCGCAAGTCCGTCAACGTAACATGTTGTAGTTCCGTCATGCCTGCGCAGCATGTTCACTATTGCCATTGCCGCAAAAACAGAGCCGCCGGGCGAATTGATAAACACATCAAGATCCTTCCCTGCGGCCTCTTTCAGAAACTGCCTTATTCTTTCCGGATACTGGTCTTCAACATTCCAGGCCCCATACCAGTCATCTACGATCTCGCCGTAGAAATAAAGAGCTGCATGCCCGTTGCTCAGATTCCGGATCTGCAGAAGCTTATCAAGATTGCTCTTCACATGTTTTCACCTCCTCCTTCCTTCACGACTGCCGTGTCAAGACGGCGTATCGGCTTGTCCCCTCCTTCGATCGGAGCCATATTCATAACCTTGCGCCATTCGTTGGGCGTCATTGCCCCTCGGTCAACCATCTGCAAAAGATTCAGCTTGGTGGACATAGAAGCGTACTGAAGGCTCATGGACTCAAATACGATCCTGTTGCCGTGTCCGCGTTCTCTAATAGAGAAGATTTTGCGCGTGAACTCGTTGGCCAGCTGAAGCGCAAACGGCTCTATAACCAGTTCGTAATAGGAATTCCATTCATTTTCATCACAGGTTGAATTGATGATCTTTTCGTTTGTGTGAAAATAATTGTAGAGACGCCGGTAAACATTCTGCTGAGTAACAGCATTGGGAACATAATCATGAGGAGTTACCTGTGTCAGCTCAGCCTTTGCATCAGTAGCGGCGACCCCCAGACCCTCTTCTGCCGTATCAAGATAAGACTTAGCGAATGCCCTTGCCTTTTCCTTCAGGTCCTCCGGACGAAGAGAAGCGCTCCATTTCATCAGCCACCTTATGATTGCCCCGTTTTTGACCGCATCTATAAGGCTTTTGTCCAGTGTCCCAACGACTTCCATTACAGGTGCCAGGACTTCAATGTTGCTTTCGCCGAAAAGATCGTTGTTGCAGAAGTCGTCCTTGACGTGGATTATGTCTGAATATGGGAATGTAGCTATCACTCCGCTCTGCAGGCAGAAGCGCAGATATGGCTTCATGTCACTGTCATAAACGGCTTCTGCGGATGAAGCAGAAATCGGGTATATCTGCTCTGCAAAACCAAAATCATCTCGGATGATCAGCGCAAAAGCATTGTTGTTCAGCTGATACTGGACAGCCAATTTTTGGAGAAGCATTTGTCCCGTCAAAAGCGGGTTGGGCTCCTCAAGCAGCATTTTGATATAACGGTCGGGATTGACAACTAAAGAGTCTTTAGCCTCCCTTATCTGCTTTGCGTTGAGTTTCCCTATCGATCTCGCAAACGGCCTGATGCAGCTCCTTACAATATCGCTCTTATACAGCTGCCTGTTCCAGCTATAGAATCCGTTTCCCCGTTCAACAATAAGTTCGTGCTTTGAAACAGTCTGAGTGGGAGATCTGGTAAAGTAATTCAAGATCTTTTTAACTGCACCCAAATGAAACACCCCCGTCATATCAAATTCATGTACTCTTCCCGGTGCCTTTCAAACGCCACATATGCGTCAAGCAAAGAGGCCGTTCCGTCAATGCGCCGTCTCTGGCTGCCGCCTTTCACAGGCTGGATATTGTCGTTCTTGTCAACTTCAACCGAAGTGTTTGACAGACACCATTTGAGAATAGGATTGTTGTTGTAATTTATGATCTTCGATTCCAGATCGGCTCCGAGTGACTTCATGGGAGATGAGAGCGTCTTCTTCCCCTGCACGACCCCTTCCATTGCCTCACTGCCGATAAGGTCCTTCATCTCTTCAACAAAGTATGTTGCAGACCAGTTGTCGTATCCAAAGAAAGATATGTATATGTCGTGTTCCTGCTGGATCTCCCTGAACCAATCCACAACATGCTTGTAGTGGACCTTGTTCCCCGGACAGGTCCTAAGCAGTCCCATGCTCTTCCACGTTGAATAAGGTATCTTGTCGTCCCGTTCCCGCGCTTCAAGAATATCCTCCGGGATCCAGTACATCTGGAGGACATAAATATGAGGATCATCAGGCACCATAAATATGACAGTGCCGCATGTAAGGTCTATGGTTGAAGCAAGGTCCGCCCCCCCGATCCCGTATCTTGGTTTCAGAGCTGCAAGGTCGAATGTTTCAGTATTGTTCAGCTGTTCGAATGTCAGCCATGCCTCCGATGTTGTTTCCCTTACGTTGAAGTCTTTTGTTACAAGGTTCTTGACCAAAAGCGGGTTTGTCTTGGCTTTGTCGACCTTGCCCTTAAGAATATCCATGCTTTTTATAGTCCCGAGCCCTGGGTTGGCTTTCTTCCAACAGGTTGGATTTTGCCACTCGCTGCGCTTGTCTAGCTCGTATATGATTGGAAGGACCCGCTCGTCATGGTACCCGTTGGGGTCCTCGTATCCGTTGATTATCTGTTCGCATTCCTCATATTTAAGGTCGAAGATGCCTTCACGCAGCGTTCCCGCTGTGGAAACTATGATCGATAGAGGCTGCTCCCTGGCACTCATGCCATCGATGATTACGTCATAAAGATTTTTATCCGCAATTGCGTGCAGCTCATCTATCAGCGCACAGTGAACGTTAAGTCCGTCCAGTGTGTCACTTTCAGAAGATAGCGGCTTGAATACTCCGTCGTTGGCTTCGCAGGTTATTTCACCAACAAGCGTTTTCGCCCGTTTGGAAAGCACCGGCGACTTTTTTACCATTCGCTTGCCTTCAAGCCAGATTATCTTCGCCTGATCCCTTTTCGTTGCAGCGGATACTACTTCAGGCCCGTTTTCACCGTCAGCAAGCAGCATGTAGAGCGCGATCGCGCTTCCCAGGGTGGACTTGCCGTTTTTACGGGCAACAATAAGGATAAGTTCCCTGTATTTACGTGTACCGTCTATCTTATGGACAAAGCCGAAAGTCGCTGCAATCAGCGCTTTTTCCCAAAGCTCCAGGACAAAGGGCTCTTTGCCCATCTTGCCTTTGGAGTGCCGGCAGTATTTCTCAATAAAGGCTATCGGATGCTGAGCCTTATTTTCGTTGTATTCCCATTCGCTCTTTTTGTCGTCGAGATCCCGGACCAGTTTTCTATAGACCTTGTAAACCTTTCGGCTTACGATCTCCCTGCCTGATCGTATTTCCTCCCAGTACTGCCGGATGGGATTGACCCTTCCTGTGAGAAGTTCAGCGCTTTTTCTGGATATGCTCTCTCTTACCTTTTTACTCTTTCCCGTTGACGAAGGCTTCGAATTCATCTTCAGGCTCCTTCGGCGGCTCTTTGACGACAAACTCCGTAAGCTGCTTCATGATCCCCTGGTAGTTTTTGTTCATGGTGTTATAGAGCCTTGCTATTGGACGTTCCCGTTCGTAGGGCTCAAGATCCTTGCTCTGAGTGAAGAATTCCGTAAAGCCGTTTTCATCCAGATCTGCTTCCATGTCCTCAAGCGTCACACGCATAAACGCCGCCCTCCGGATAAGTCCTTCAATGGCGGCGCGCTCTTTTTCTGAAATCTCACTGTATATATTGCTAACTCTCTTTATCTCTCTCTTGATTCTTTCATCTTTGCCTAACTCTTTCTTTTTCAAGTCACCGCCTCCTTTTTCGGGTGGGGGGTCACGCGCGCGGCCTGCGTGTTCTTCGCGTCTCCCCGTACCGTTCTGACTTTTTGACCCCTCGAGGGTCAGATAGGGGGGGATTTAACCGCAATTAATTGTCCATTTTCATCAAATTTCACGTCTTTTCTGGTGATTTCTTTGCTGAAATGCTCCCTGTTGTGGCACTCAATACATAAGAATTCAAGGTTATCCCAGTTCAATGTGATGTTTGGATCGCTTTCGTTCTCATTAGTGATATGGGTTTTATGATGGACAATGTAGCCTGGTCGTTTACATCTTTCACACAGATAGAAGACGGAAGCGGCATAAGCCTCCCTACATGCAACCCACTCTTTGCTTGTATAGAAATCTCTTCTTGCCATCGTTTTGACCTCTCGAATGCAACATAATTTTTAACGCTGAAAATGAACGCACCATAACGAGCCAACGTTACATTTATCCAAAATTGCCCTGAACATTGTCTATGGCGTTTCCCGGAGTCTCCCATGAGACCCCCTTAAACTACGAATGCACCATAACGGTATTTTGTTGCATTGGGACAGCTAACGATAAAAGCCGACGGGAACAAAGAATTCACCTCGTCAACATGCCAATTCTCTGATGCAGGATTTCATAACGTTAATATTGGTTAAATACTTAAACCCCTTATGAGGCTGTCTGTCTCGTCTTTGGTTATTCCGATATATGCAAGAGTGACCTCCGGAGATGAGTGGTTGAGCAGATATTGGATGCGTGTGATGTCAGTCCCGGCGGTATACAGAGCGTAACCAAAGGTCTTTCTCATAGTGTGCGTTCCGATACGGCACCTGATCCCTGCCTCCTTTGCTGCCACATGCAGTGCTCTCCATGCCGCAGACCTTGTAATAGACATGCTTCCTCTACCTTTTCTTGATGGGAATAACGGTGATTTGCTTCCTTCCGGAGAGTCCAGAAGAGACGCTTTTATTACATATTCTTTTATCGCGTCTTTTGCCGCTTTATTGAGCGGAATATCGCGGTTTTTCTTCGTTTTTTTCTCTGTTATTTCTATTGAATCGGCGATCCTGATCCGACTTGGAATCGATTCAGGGTCAAGTATGTCTTCAACCCTGAGCCTGAGGATGTCAGAAGCGCGGAGTCCGGTGTTCGCTCCGAAGGTGAACATGGCCCAGTCTCTTATGTTTCTTCTTTTAAGCACATTCTTGAACCGCTCGACTTCCGTCTTTTCCCTGAGCGGCTGTACCTTCTGCATCTGCATCACCCCGTTCCGTTATTAACCTCTGTACTCGTTCTTTAGTCATACGGCAGAACTCCCCGGAGAGTTCCATTCCTATCCAGCGCCGCCCTGTCGCTTCGCATGCTGCAGCAGTTGTTCCTGAACCCATGCAGTTATCAAGGACGACCTGACCCGGAAGCGTATATGTCCGGATCAGCCATTCAAACATTGCCTGCGGCTTCTCTGTTGGGTGGTCGGTTTTTCCTTCCTGCGGGAAGCGGAGCACACTTCTTGGATACCGTTTGCCTGGGTTGTCTACAGACTTAAATGGCTTATATTTTGCATATAAGGACGTGTGTTTACCGTTATCTTTTGTTTTATACGGCTTTCCTTCTGCCATCTGCGGTATGTACGTCGGCAGATGGCGGTAAAAGACCAGGATATTTTCATGCGCCCGAAGCGGCATCTTCCGTGCGTTAAGAAAGCCCAGGGCTTTTGCTTTCTCCCATATAAGCTCGTACCGGAATTTAAACATCCTTCCGGACGAAACTATGAGCTCCGTAGCAAAGGGCTGCTGCGCAGTAAGCACAACAGCCCCGTTTTCTTTAACTACCCGTCCCCATTCGCGCCAGAGAGGCGCAAGCGGGATCTTTACATCCCATTTGCAGTCGGTAATTCCGTAGGGCAGATCGCAGAGGACCATGTCAACCGATCCGTTGAGGATCTTTCCAAAATGCTCCATGCAGTCACCGTGATACAGGCGGCCAAGTTCTGATTCAAAATATGTTGACATATAGACACCTCTTATATAATATAAGTTGTCTATGTGTCCATTTCACATAGATAAAAAATGGCTTCAGGGAATGCACTCCCTGAAGCCGCACTTGTATAGTTTTTGCTATGAACAAAACAGCGATGTCTCGCCGGTTATTCTTTTTCTTTTTTTAGTTCTCGAATTTCTTTTTTAAGTTCCTGTATTTCCTTTAATACTTCATCTTTGTTCTCGTAATAGCTGAATCGATGATCGTCCCGTGATTTATTGTTGCGATTGAAAAAGTAAATTATTATCACAACAAATATAAGGAAAAACAGGGGCATCATGAACATTCCATATGGCATACCGTATCCGTTTCCAGCTGTTCCCCACCACATCGATATCACTCCTTTACACCAGGTAATTTTTAGATGTATAGGATAAATATATCATGTATAGGAATACATCTATATGGAGAAACACTTAAAAACCGCCCCTGTAAAGGGCGGCTCTTTTCTCTGTCTATTTTTCTGTAAACAATCCTATGCTATAAGTATAATCATTTTTCGAGTTAAAGTTAGACCCAAAGTTCGGAAAACTATTTGCACGACTGGATTAATCTAAAGTCATCTCCGGGCATCCATGACAGTATATATCTTGAGACAGTGTTAAGGATAGCGTTCCTTCTGTTCCTTAATGTCCTTGTAGTTATGCCCCCGTGCTTTGCAGCAATTACAGCGCTCATTCCGCCGTTGCCGTCGTGGATCATCCCGCCCTGGCGGACAAATAGAACGTGTTCTTCAAAGAGTGACCACCCCTGCGGATAAGAATTTTTATATTCCCGCATTGCCCGGTTGATCCTTTTCCATCCGCCGATTTCCTTCAGCATCCTGTATTCTTTTTCGGTGCTTGTAAGGACAGCCTCTGCATAAGGGATTTTATTCCCTCCGTCAACATGAACCCCGAGATCCGGAAGAGAGCCCTTTTTTAATTCACACAGATCGGCTGCGATCGGAGGAGGAACGGTCCCAAGGAGGATGGCAAGGCCGTCTTCATGTTTCAGTATCTGATCTATAAATGCACTGAGCTGCTTAGCCGTAACCTTGCTCATACCGGACCTCCTTTTAAAGTCTTTTATTAGTGACACCGGCATCGATTACCGAGTTTGACTGTATTATTCTTTCGTACATTCTGGACATGTATCTGCTTTCAAGTTCGGCCAGGCTGCAATTGGAAGTAATGATCGTTGGGCGCTTTTCGTTGTACCTGACACCTATAAGTTCATTGAGAATCGCTGCATTGCTGGGACTTTTCATTTCACACCCCAGATCGTCAAGTATAAGAAACCCTGCGTTTTCTGCCTCGTAAAGATTGCTCCGTTCAAGGCAAACAGCAAAGGCACTGAACCAGCGAGCAGACGATACGGCAGTTGATCTCCATTCTCCTGGGCTGTCCCATATCCTTTCAAGCCTTACGCGTATATCACGATAAACACGCCATGCCGC